GTATAGTATCACCGATTAGAAATTTTTGTTCGGGTGGCGCACCAACGAACTGCTCTCCGATCAACAGGTTTCTGTTCTTGAGAGATAACGCCTTCTTTACTTTGTGGTTTGGTGCGTTGAGAAACTTCGATATATCAAATGCTTCTTCAATCGCATCAGCAGCGTCCCATTTCTTTGGCTTACCCTGTGGTGGCGTAAGCATCGTAACGGCTTTTGCCCCTGCGTTAACACCAAGTTCTTGCACTATTTTGGCTAATTTCTGACCCGCTTCATCGTTATCAGGCCATATAATAAGCTCTTTGCCGTGCAATGGAGAGAAATCAAACTTATCTTTTGTGCGCTGAGATAGCATCCCTGCGCCCCCGATAGTACAAGTCGCTGTATGCCCAAGCTTAATTAGTTCATCAGCACACTTTTCGCCCTCTACCCATATGACCCGATCCGCTTCTTTGATCTGCGGTAGGTTATATAACGGCCTAGTTTCTGGTAAACGTGGGAACTGACGAAACTCTTTTTTTGCGCTGCCGTCATTATCCCGAACAATTTCACCAGTTTGATCTCGTTCGATGTATTTCCTGACCGCAACGATGATTTCACCGTCTTCTGACAGGTATAAATACTCTCCATCATATGGCGTTGAGTAGTCGATGACCCGCTTTTGTTTAACTTGTTCGGGTTGTTGTTCCTGCTGCGGCTGGGCAAGCGCAGGATTTATTGGGTTCATGGGTGGTTCCGTCTGTGGTTTTTCCAACCATGTGCCAAAATGTTCGGCTACGTCTTTGATTTTCCAACTATATGCTGCCATCAGGATTTTAGTTATGCCCCCGATGCCGTCACCTGTGTTAAAGTCCATGCCTCGCATAAACTCTGAACTAGATGGATCTATATTAATCTTGAGAGATTGACCCGCTTCGCCGTTCAAAGAACCCAGATAAAACTCATTCCGAACAATTCTTCCGTTTGGATAAGCGTTTTTTAAAGCCTCTATTTGCACATAAGACGGAACTTTATCCGTTATTTCTGCGACTAAATCTCTCGGTTCACTACCATATCTTGTGTTGCCAATTACCCTTAATGACATTATATTGTCCTTATATACCTATTTATCTCTCAGGGGGTAGATCGTAGTCCTTTTGCCTACCCCCTGCTTTTTTTAATTATTCCAACAAGTCTCCCTAAACTCGCAAAACTTACAGAGATAGAAATCTCTCGTTTGAGCTATGCGAGGTAGAATGTCACCTGCTTTTGCTGCAGTCAAGATATTTACAGCCTTGTCACTTGCCGTCTGTGCCAACTCCCGATCAAACGGCACTAACTCGTAGTAAATCTCAGATGTGTTCTTGTTTACCACTGTGAAGAGCGCAGGGTGTTCTGTAAGCTCCATATACGCTTGATATAAAGCTATCTGAGTAGCGTAAACAGGATTTGCCTTGGCTACCCCCATGCGCTGAAATGCTTTCCATTTCTGATCGTTTGCTGACTTGTTTTCCCATAGACATGGATAGCCCATATCTACGTCACCACCACAGACCACACCATCTATGTGTCCTTTGATTTCATCATCAGCTATAGAAAAGCCAAACTGCTGTCCCATCTTATCCTCTGTGCGCAGATCAAACCCTGCATCGCGTAGCCACATTGCAGCGTAATCTTCGATATAATGACCGAACTCGAATATCCTGAGTGTTCTTGCACTGAAGCCCGAACCCTCGTCCTGTGGATAGTTTAAGTACCGATACTGTATCTTTCGACTACACTCGTCACCTATGCTTGATGCTCCTAAGTATTTTCTTCTCTCGCGTTTGCTATTCTTTTCTACGATAGCTTTGTCTACTGCTTGCGATATTGCCTCTGCTTGAGGATCAGAAGGGGATACTTGTAGAAGGCCAAGCGCCTGTTGACTGATAGTATTTGTCTTCGAGCTTTCCAATGTCTATTTCCTCTGTTAGTTTTGCTGCTTCCTGCAAAGCAAATATTAATACATGAACCTGATCTTCTGAGAGATCAGAGAACTTGGTATCCCAACCAAATGTTCCTAATATAAATGCCAACTCTTTTATTGGCTTTGGTTCGTTACTCATACATCCTCCTTAGTGTATTGTTCGATCTGTTTCCTCTAAAATAAGATCCAATATGTTATCTACTTCCTCAGTAGTGCAATCTTTGCTTCTAAATGTTATTTTTAACTTCACTTCATCTTTTACAAATACGTCTGCCGACCCGAACAAAACTTCGTCTTCTGAACTATTTACCTCTTCTTGAATAAGTTCGTTTGTTGCATCACTCATGTGAGCGTGTTTGTAGGTATCATCGCAGAAACAAACATATTCCAAATCATCTGTATAAACTTCACCGTTATCTTTTCTCTTCGCTAGAACTAGAAAGACCTCAAACTTTGCCATCACCCTGATCCTTTGCGTCATTGTGCCTTAACCATAACGCAAGATCCGAAACCATGTGCTTAAATTCACTTGGATCAATTTTGGCAACCAATTCACCATCAAACCAAATTTTAAGCCCATCATCATATACTGCCCATCGCGTTTTTACGTCTTTTACTTGCCAACGCCTCAATACGTCAGGATTACTTTCCCCAGATTTCATCGACATCAACATACCTTCTGGATTACCGACTAGACCCGTGGGATGAAATTTATTTTTTTTCATAGATACCTCTCCACTGTTGTCTCGATTGTACGCTTGTTCCATAAGAAACTAAGCATACAAGCTGCCCTGTACTTCGTCCAAGAGAAGTCAAATGGCTCGACATTTATCCCCTGAGTAGCAAGGTGTACTCTCTGTTTATCCGTTAATCGTTGATCTAGCCACCTTTTTGTCTTTTTGGCAGCATTGCCGTCCTCGATCTCTCGTAAGAAATCATCTGCAGCCGCCGTAGCTTGTGTGCCGCCACCGACTGCAAGAACCCTTATTTTACCTTTAGATCTCTTACCAAATGCGACTGATAGATCTGAGGTGTTTGCAACCCCAACAAAGCCCTCAAAGCCCATAGCCATACGCAGACTTTGATCTCCAAACATATCCATCCATCTAAACGGAGACATCTGCATGAGATCGAACTCTGTCATTTCAAATGTATGAAGGGCTTCTTTTTCTTCTTTCTCGCCACTGTCAAAGATATGATCACAGATAGGACAGATCTTGGCACTCATAGGCACAACGGCTTCGCACTCTGGACATTGTTTGAGAGGTGCTTCGCCCTTCTGCTTTTCGTCTAGGTTTACAGCATCCTCTAACGATCCGTGCGTAAATATGCTTGTGCCAAAGTCCAGAACAATGCAGTCCCTTTTGACCAGATCAGGAAACTCTTCTGGATCTATCGTTCGTAAGCCACGCCCAATCATCTGCACCATCGTGGCTTTCTGAGAACATGGTCTGGTTAGAATGATGCAAGACACTGGTGGCGCATCAAAGCCCTCTGTAAGCACAGATACGTTGACCACAACCTGAACATCACCATGAGCTAGATCGTGCAGCGTTTGCGCCCTCTCTGCCTTTGGTGTCTCTCCTGTGACCAAATCAGCGTTTATGTCTTGCTCTAAAAACTCTTCTAGTAGATCTTCTGCGTGTTTGACTGTACTGCAAAATACAACAGTCTTTCTGCCATCAGCATGGTTTATGTATTCTTCTACTACTTTTTGATTGATAACCTTGCGGTTCATAATGGACTCGACTTGCTCCATGTCGAAGTCGTTTCCTCTGATAGCAACATCATTCAGCTTATCTTTTACACCACAGTCAATTACATATGACTTTGGCGGTACAAGAAAGCCCTCTCGAATAAGTGTAGTGATATCTATCTGGTGCGAACAGTTATTGAATACTTTTCGCAGTCCTTTTCCATCGCCCCTGTTAGGCGTAGCAGTAAAGCCCACAATCTCTGCTTTTGGATTGTCTTCTTTAACTGTGTTGATAACTTTTAAATATGTATCTGCTGCTGCATGATGACTTTCATCAATCACCAACATATCGAACTTGGGGCGATCCATAAGATTATTGTCACGAGAAATCGTTTGAACCATAGAGAATACAGTATTTCCGCTCCAGTCCTTCATTGATCCGTTCACAATGCTTGTTGTGATGTACGGATTTATTCTCTCAAACTTTGATTTGTTTTGATCAACAAGCTCGTCCCTGTGTTGCATAACAAGAACTCTTTGACCTTTTTTGAATCTTTCGCCAACAAGCGCAGACAACATGATCGTTTTACCTGCCCCTGTGGGCGCAACAACGATTGTGTTTTTGTGCTTATCTAATGCCTTGCAAGCATCATTTATAGCGGCCTCTTGATAGGGGCGCAGTAACATATCCGAATCCACTTCTTAGTCTAGATGGAGGGGGGTTTTGGACCCTCGCCCCCCCTATGCGAGGTCTAGCAGGTGTGGAAAAAACCTGTGCCGCTAGATTACTTGTTAGCCCAACTAGGAACTGCACCCGATGTAGGTTGCGCTGCCTGTTGCGGTTGAGCCGCAGGTGCTTGCGCCATCGGTGCCTGTCCAGAAGGGATAAAATCTTTCTGGTTCGGTGTTACTGCTGCCATGAGTTTATTCTTGTCCTCATAGCCGCCTGTGCCTTTTTCAATTCCGACTTTAGCGCAAATCTCCATTCCACTCAAGTCATTAACGCCACCAATGTTGCGTCTTTGCACCGCAGCCTCTGACATATCAGATGGATCAATACTGTTTGCACTTTCGATAATTGATCGAAGCGTAGACAAACCAATCTCTTTTGCTAGTGGAATACCACTTGCGCCCATCTTGTCGCCATCAACAAAGATACGGTGCCAGAACTTACGTTTATCATGCTCACCGCCAACAACTGTGAACTCTAGTTCCATCCATTTAGCACTTGTGTTGGCTGACTTTTTGAACCACATACCGTTACCAAACTCTGGGATCTCTGTGTCACCCATTTTGACTAGAATGATTGCACGACACACGGTACCATTTGGAATAAGTGTTCGTGTTTGTGTTGGTGCTTCTGACACCGCTGCATTATTTAGATTCAGCATTTTCTTTTCCTTCTGCTAAAGTTTGTTCATTAGGGTTCACAAAGTTTAACTTTCTCTCTGTGTTACCCCCACTACCCATTTTCTCAATAAGTTTACCAAGATGTGGCTCTTCAAGTGTATCGAGCCTACCAGAGCGATCCTTTGCAGGATAGCCCCATTGATTTAAAGCATCGCAAACGAAAGCACGAAAGGCACCGTTCTCGCCTCCCAACACTGCCATCGTAATCATTTCGTCTACGATGCCCGGTAATTCTTTGCCAGTTTTGGAACCTTCGATTTGAAGCGCATATTGCTTGCGCCCATAATCGTCAGTGTATTCGTCTAGGATACCGACAAAGATTACGTTCTTATCACGAATATGTTGTAGGTGTGTAAGCCACGCCATCATTTCGCGTCCGTGCATACCATAAGCTGCACGAGTATCTAGCTTGCCAGTTCTGTCAGATCTTGACTCTGGCTGTTGCTGACACCACTGAAAACACAAACGCCCTGCGACTGTAATTGAGTCGATAAATAGCGTTTGATAGTTTTTAAGATTTACTTCTGGATCACCATATATCTGACAAACACTATCATAGTGCGCCTGACTATAGCACTGATCTTCATGCAAGGATGGATTACCACCGCCAAGATAACAAGCAAAGTCACGACACTCACTCCACGTTTGTGGACGAATAACGTCAATAGGAAAGCCTTCGATTGCGGCATCCCCTGCTTCAAGATCCATGAACAGTGTTGATTTTGGATCAAGCGTTGTGGCTAATGTTGTTTTACCAACACCGCTAGATCCGCATACTACGATCTTATGACCGCGTTTTTCTGCAAGCCGCTGTTCGGCTGTTATGATTTGTAGACCCATTTATCTATCCTCTTCGAATGAGAAACTGCCAAGCTCTACCGTTCTACAGTCTTCAAGCTGCTGTTTAATCTCTGGTGGAGCGGCTGTGTATTTGCGCTCTTCTACAGAAAAAACAATCTTTCCATAGTGTTGCGCATTTTCTGGTGACATAGAATTTAATTGCTGACGCAGTAAGTCCTGATCCCAAGTCACTTTCTTACGAACCGTAGCCTTAAACTTTTTATTATTAGATACGATTGTAGTTGTACCAAAATCCTTACCATCGGCTCGTAAAGCATCACGAACCTGTTGCAGCCAAGTATCTTGGATTTGTTCATTTACATCTGCAAGCTCTTCTTTAAGCTCGGAGATGACAGTACGCAGTTCTTCCCTGCGCTCAAGTAATGCGTTGCTCATTGGCAAACTCCCACTTTAAATTTTCTAGAGCCTTATCTATGGCAAAGTATGGGAAATCAGTCAAGAACTTTTTTTGGATAAATATATATCTATATCGAAAACAGCCTTCATCAGCTTCTTTTTTAGTTTAAATTCAGGGGTTTCTACGCCTTTGGCATCTTCGACAATATGTTCCCAAATACCATCCGCGTTCTCTTTATTATATTTAAAGTCGGCTACATACGCACAGATTTTTTGATCGTTGACTATAATATTGTAGCGTGGTTGCAGCTCCAGATCTTTGATTCTCTCTGCCTTTTCAAGTGACTTTAAATAAAGGTAACGCTCTGATTCCCACTTCGAGTCAAACGTAATGCCATGCACGGTGGTTTTTTTGTTACCGTATTTTGGTCTTGACCTTTTTAACTTGGGATTATATCTTGGTTTCGAGTACATTATGGGAGTTATGCTAGTGCCTGCAACTACTAAATACAAGTCTATAAGTGTTTCTGTAGACACTTATAAGAAAATAGTTCAAATGTCGCAAAAAAAGCGTAGGAACATTTCGCAACAACTTTCTTTGATTGTTGACGATGCTTATGACAAACAGGGGTTTATACCGCCTCACGAGCCGATACGATCTGTTTCTGGCGGACTAAGCGCCGTTATCGAAGACTAAAGCAACCCTGCACTTCCTAGACCGCCAAGTAATGTAGCGGCTACTGCGGGGTTTTCTTTTGCTCTTTGTCTTATACTTTGATTAGCAACTGGTTGCCCCTGTGTTGTAGTAACAGGCGGTAAAACTTGTGGTACTGGTGTTGCTGAAGACTTTGGCTTTAATTCAGACTTTACTAATGATTTGGCTTGATCAGATGCGCTGCTTAAAGCCTCGTTTGTTGATTGAACAGCAGTCTGTCCCATAGCAGATTTTATAGAATCTGATATAATTTCTCCTGCAATTTGTCCTCTTGTTTTAGCATCTGCACCTCTAGCTGCAGTTTTGTATTTTTTCAAAAACATTTTATAAAAAGGTCCGCTAGAAAACAATGACCCAATAACACTAAGACGAGCAATCACACCTAAATTTTCTAACGGACTTGCTGCAATGTTTGCTGCAACAAGATCACCGCCGGGAGCCGACTCACCAAGTAGCTTCATAATGCGACCAAATTCAAGCATATCCTTGCCCATTTCATCGCCAAATATTTCTTTTATTTTAGCTTCATCTTTTGCAAATTTACTACCAAGTTTTGTAAATTGAGTTTTATCAGTTAAAAATGTTTTTTCAAAATCACCCACTAAGCTATCCATGTAATAACTTCGAATAGTGTTCATATCCTCTGCACTGTTAGCAAAGTATGATTTTAAAGCTTTTACATCTTCAGCACGAACTGAACCACTAGCTAAATATTCTGCAGCCTCTGTAGGTGTTAAAGTGCCTTTATTTAACTTTTTCATAACTTGATTCTGTGTAAAGACTGATAGCTCATCTAATTCTTTAGACAATTTTCTAAGCAAACCTACTGCAGCATCATCAGCACCAGTTTCTATGAAATTTTTTATCAAATCCTCATCAACGTTTCTTAAACTTAAAACGTTCATTTGTTCGGCTAATTTTTTTATCTCTGCTGCATTTTGCCCAAAAAGCTCATTTGCAGTAGAGCCAAGCCCATCAATCTTATCTTTAAATTTAGCTCCAGACCATTTGCCGTTTTTAACATCTAAAGACTTGCTCATGGCATTGCGTAGCCACTCAGACGCTATTCTTTCTTTTATAGGACTAAAAGCACCCTCTCCCTTAAATTTATTAACAGCCTTTTCTGCATCAGATAAAAGTTTAGGGTTATTAGCTTTAACTAAATTTTTTGCTAAATTAGATTCATTTATTGGAGCATTATTTTTTATTTTATTTATAAGATCTCTTTTGCTTATAGCTTCACTCACTGCTTCAAACTTTTGATTACCCTCTTTGTACATTTTACGAGCATCATTTAAATCTTTTGAAGCTTGTCTGAGTGTTGCCCTTTGTTCTTTTGTAAAACTCGAACCAATTGCTGTAGGTCTTCCTCCTTTTGCTCCCCTACCAAGTATGGCATCAATGCTTTTTGAGCCTAACAAATTATCAACTTGTGGCATAAATTTATCAGAAACACTTTCAACTGTATCTGAAGTCATACGCCTAAATTCTGCATCCCTAAGACTTTTACGAGCTATATATAATTGTGAAAATGATGCCTCATCACCAAGATCAATAATTTTTTGTAAAGCATCTCTAGCTGCTGCTGAATTAGTTCCCGGCTGTGCCGCCACATACTTTTCTATTTCTAGTTTTGCATCATCTGCCATGCCTTTTGTATTAAAAATTTTAGCATTTCCTATGGTATCGTCCATAGCTCTGCTTATACTTTCAAAAGCCTCATCAACTTGATCATCAAAAGCTTTGTAAGAATCTTCAAATATTTTAAACAAATCTTCGTCAATAGCTAAGTCTTGATCAGACGCTTTTCCTAATTGAACTGCTATATCGTCCATATGTTTTATTAAAGCTTTTTCAGTTTTTCTAACTTCACCTTTGAGTTTTGTAGTTCCTTCTTTAGCAGCTTTTCCTAATACAGATGCGGTTCCTTCAACGCTAGGCTCTGCCAATCCTTCACGGTAACGAGCCAAATCACTCATTATATTTTCGTGATTATCTCTTAACCTTTTAGATGTACCTAAAGCTTTTTCTGACAATGCTTGTTGACGAGCTACTAATGAGGGAACACCTAAAGCACTAGCTGATGGCTTATAGCCTCTCTTATCAGCCGCTAAAATATCCGTTACTCTTTCTTCTGGAACGCCTTTTCCTACGCGGTCTGTTCCTCGAATAATTCTGAAAGCTTTGCCAAGCAAACCAAATATACCTTCACCTGCACCAGCTATTGCAGCTTCTTTCAGAATATCTTTTCCTATCTCAGACCCTTCTTGAGCTTGAACGCCTTGCAGACTTTCAATGCCTTCTTCTAAAGCTTTACCTCCACCGCCGCCCAGCGCTGCACCAATCGTAGCGCCAACAACAGGAATTGGTATCGCTGCTTGACCAGCAACAGCTCCTGCAACTGCACCACCAATAGTTGTGCCTAAACCAGAAAGATCAGACAAATCTCTCATGGTTAAACCACTTTCATCAATCATTACTGGAACGCTTGATTCTATCCCAAACTTTTGTGCGGCTTCTGGCATCAAAGCAAGATTGCCTAATCTATCACGAGTAAATTGATCTTTTGTCAGACCAAAACCATCCATAAGAACTTTTTCTTGATCTTCTTGTGTATCTGCACGACCTAACATACGGCGCAGTTTTTTGTCTTGAATACCTGTTGTTCTATCAAAAACAGTTTTATCTTTTTGTCCTCCAACTGATTTTGGAGATACTTCTGAGTTTATTTTTCTTAATCTTTTCTGTATTTTTACAGACTCAGTTGGAGTTGGGGTATCTCCTGTTATTCTAAAAGTTATTGGACCAGCGTTACTATCTATTGATATCTCACCCATTTTATTTAATCTCTAACGTCATATAATGTTTTAGTTAAATCAGAATCAGCACTTAACTGTAATGGTTCATATACGTCTTTCATTCCTTCATTTAACTTTTTAAGTGTTTTATCGTAAGCGCCCTGCGATAAATAAAAATCTCTATCATACAAATCTACAATTAAATCATCTAATGTATCTAGAGAATGACCAAACAAACCTTGAAGTTGATCAATATATTCTAAATTTTTGTTTAACGGTGTAAATATGTTAATTTTACCAGTTAAAACTTTTGCTGATTCTGAATCATAAACAGATATTCCATTTCCTGTTTCTTGTGTCATAAATCTTTTAAATCTAGCCATTAAAGCGTCTTGAGCAACTTGAGCTTTGTTTTCTAAACTTGTTGGGTTAGCTTTGTATTTTTCAGCTAATTCTTCCTGTCCTTGCTCTACTAAATAATCATAAGTGGCATCGTCATATAATATGTTATCGCTACTTAAACCCAAAACGGAAATTAAATTTTTTCCTCTGCCTTTTAAAATCTCAAATACTTGACCTGAATTTTCAGCACTTGTCTGATCAAGAGCGCCTAATACAACCTTTAATTCTTCAGCTAATCCAAAACCAGCAGCAGCATTTTTATATCTATTAAGAACTTCCGTAGACTGACTTTCTGGAGATTGAAATTTTGTTACTAACTCTGAAGCTCCAGTTTCTTCATTCATTTCTACCGCAGATAAAAGTTGCATTTCTAAGGGTCTGGCACCAACTGTATATTTTTGAGTAAAAGGGTGTTTTGTTTCTGGAGCTTCTAGAGATTTTTCTTGTGCTTTTAATTTTGCTTTAAAAAATTCTAAATCTTTAGCTCTTATATGTTTTAAATGAGCAGCTCTAGTCGCAGCCGCTGCATTTTCATCTGCCTTCACCTGATTCAAGGCATATTGACCTGCAGCCAAAGCACTAGCTCTAGCAGTATCTTTGGCTTTTTCTAATGCAGGTAAAGCAGCTTGCCCAGCCTCTCCCACTGAACTTAAAATTCTTCCTACATTAAAACCCTTACCTGCTCTGTTTTGCATAAGAGCAAGGCCCATAGCCATCAAAGCCGAACTTTTGTCTACTTTACCGCTAATATCTATACCCGTGGCTTTAGCAAATTCTTGTTTATATTTTTCAATAGCCTCTTCTTTGTTCATGCTTGGTGTAGTGGGTATTTCAATTCCTGCACCTTTAGCATATTCTTGCACACCACCAGCAAAAGCCTCCTCCGCCGCTTCTGCTGCTTTTTGTAGAGCCTCGCCTCCTACTTCTGGCTTGCCTTGTGCAGCCGCTATCTCAGCTTCATTCTCTCTGAACTCTTCAGTTCTTTGAGTTGCATCTTTTTTTTCTTCCTCATCCATAGCTAGTCGATCAAGCTTTGGACCACTTGGAGTTAAATTTCTTATTTGTTCAGTTAAATCTACAGGGTCAAAGCGCATACCTTGAGCTTCAGCTATTTTTCTTTCATTTTCTCTAGAATCTGCTGAAGGATAAAATAATTCATCTAAAGGAAGACTTTTAATTATAGAATCCCTCTTTTCTTCTTGCGCCTGTTGTTTGGCAATTTCAGATGGACTCAATAAATATTCGACTGCGGATTGGCCTAATTCTGCAGGATAAGTAATTGCTTTATCTGTCAGTTTTGCCCCTTTTTCTAAAGCACTTAAAATACCTTGGCTTATTTCACCTATTTTTCTTTTGGGTGGATCAAATGTTAAGCCTGCACTATCAAGAGATGGCAGTCCCGGAAAAAATGGAAGACCTGTTCCTAACCCTCTTGTTATTAACTGCTCTTGACGTTTTTTTAGTGCATCACTCATAATTGTTCGCCTTACTGCTGCTGTCCAATACCTTGAAGGGCGGTATATGCTCCTATTCCAGCTAACATTGGGTTAGTTCCATACATTGGTTGCTGTGTTTGAGTATAAAGACCTGCAGATGGCGTTCCAGATAATGCACCGTATGCGTAGTTATACGGTAGTAAAGCCTGTTCAGTTGGTCTTTGATACTCTTGTCTAGCTGTATCAATTGTTTGCTGACGATAAGCTCTTTCAGCCTCTCCCGTACCTTGCATGAACGCTAGATCAGCAGGAGCCATAGCCCCATACACACGACCCGTATCAGCCGCCTGAGTGCCTAATGTACCAAAAGACTGACCTATACCGCCGACAAGTCTACCTGCTTCCTGTGCGGCTTTCTGAGCCTGTGCGAAGTTTTTCATTCTAAGATCTGTTGTAGCCTTGCGCTTCGCATCCATGATGTTGCGCTCGACCTCTGCGGCTTGTATACCTTGCCTCGATCCACCAAACGCCCCTGCTTTAATAGCTGAGTCTGCAGCCCTGTTCAAAGCAACCTGACCTTGGCGATCAATGTCTCTCTCTGTTTCTTCTATAACAGCTTGTTGAAATGGGTTCATATAGTTCTGAACAGACATTGGATCTGCAATAATGTCTCTAGCTTGACCTAAAGCACCTAACCCTTCACCTAAACCCGTTTGTGCTTGAGCGAAGTAAGGGTCTGTACGCTGCATAAAATCAGGTGTGCCATCTCCGTCTTGATCTTGAGAAAGTCTTTGAGATGCAAACGTTTCTAGACCAAAATCTGTAATTTCTCCTGTAGATGGATCTCTACCTATTTGTTGTGCCAGTCTAAATGGCGCAATCTTAAACATATTAGGGTCTTGTATAAGACCACCGCTAAATCCTGTGGCTTCATCATATTCGCCAAATATCGCATCTAAGAGTGCTTTTTCTCGTAACTCAAGATATTCTGGGCGGCGATTTATCTGTACATATGGATCAGCCATTCTTACGCTCCTTGTGATTGAAGTCGGTTCTGCATGGCATATGCTCTCTCAATACCCTTATTAAGATCTCCATTACCTAAACCTTTTACAGCTTTTTTGTTTAATACAAACTCACCTGCCATAAGCATAGCAGGTACATCATCTTTTTGACCAGATCCCTCGGATGGCATAATACCACCGTTTCTTCTAGGAAAATATTGTCCGTCAATATAACCACCATCAGCAGCTTGCCTAATTCTTGGTACGTTTAGTCTTGTAAAGCCCTCGACACCACCAAATGGACGTTCTCTCTCATCCTCTTCGTCAGAACTAAACAGCTTGTCTAACAACGCTGAACCACCACCAAATAACAACATTTCTCCAATAGGTGAATTTAAAAGATCGGCAGTTTTGCCTTCAGCATCAAGTATTCCTGACTTAACAAGAAAAGGAGAAACACCTAATGTACCCTTTGCAGGTTCTATACTTGCTATGCCTTGTTTAGCTATATCTGATGTTGCTTTACTTATTGGTACGTTTTTATTTTTTATTGCCGGGGCTATGCCTTTTATATCAGACATTTGTTCGGTTTGTCCGCCAAAAAGACCGGGTGTTCCCAGCCCCCCTGAAAGAAGACTACCTAATCCAGCGTATTTTATAGCGTCTTTTGTATCAGCTCCAAGAGCTTTACTAAGGAGAAAATTAGTGGCTAAACTTGTAATTGGATTGCCGCCACCACCTAAGATTGAAGCGCCAATTTTAATTATGTCTGATAAAGCCATTTACTTCTCCAACAAAATATATCTTATCTTAGCACCAATATGCTAAGATATCCACTCGTAAATCTTCTTTGTTTCTTTCACACGATGATCTAGCCCATTATAGCCGCCGTTCACCACCCTAGTGACACGCTTTATTGTGTCATCATTTACACCTTCATCGCATATTTTCCATATATTATTACGTTTAAAAAACCACAAAGCTGAATCCATAGCGTAGTCATTTGATACAAGGTCTGGGTTGTCCATAACCTCTGGTAGCCTCATATCGCTTGCAAACATTCTATAATTATCTCTATGCGTTAATTGAAGGAAACCTCTTCCGCGCCACGCATAGCCTTGTCCCTCGTTGCCGCCACGGTGTCCATAGACCTTATCAGCAAGAGCTTTGGGGTTCCTTGCATACGGCTCTGCTTCTTCTTCTGTTTTAAAATACTTGCCAAATACCTTGAGGCAAGCATCTACAGAATAGTTCAGATTCTCTGATGTATACTTGAAAGAACCGCTTTCATGCACAGTCTGGCCTAACAAATGTGCGCCACGTTCTGGTGATAATTCAAAGTGAGATACGATAGCCTTGGCTGTGTTTGGCCCAAATGCACCGTCTGGATCTACTCCACACTTCTCTTGCAATAGTTTTAATGCTTCAAACGCCATCACTACTCTCCCTTTTTGCCATAAGATCTTCTAAATTCTTTTCTTTAGTGCCGCCATCATATGCCCAAGCATAACCTTTATCTATCATAAGCTGATTAATTGACATTGTATCTTCGGGATACTTATATAACCAACCAAGCATACGCCCATACTTACCGTCTTTTTCAGTTCTCACAGTAAGATGTGTCGCTTCCATAAGGTGCATTTCTAAGAACTCTGTAGCCTGAAATCCCATCTTTTTCTCTGCTAAGTCTTTAGTTCTCTTCTCTGGTGTATCTATACC